CTAGGACAAGTAGGCTCAATGGTGTTCGGAAAAGCGCAAGACAAAAGACAGCTAAAACAACAAGAAAAATCAAAATAAAATGGGAACATGGAAAGAGTTCGGAATGGACGCAGCAAAAGGAGCAAGCAACACACTGCTAGGACAAGTAGGCTCAATGGTGTTCGGAAAAGCGCAAGACAAAAGACAGCTAAAACAACAAGAAAAATTAAATAAACTGCAAATAGCAGGGAATAAAGAAATGTCCGAGTTCGAAAGGCAACAACAAATGAAACTCTGGAACGACACAAATTACAGTGCACAAGTAGAACAAGCAAAAAAAGCAGGCATGAGCATATCAGCTCTATACGGAGGAAGCGGAGCAAGCGGAGCAACAACAGGAGGAGGGGCAGGAATGCAAGTAACAGGAGCGCAAGCAGGAGACCCGAACGACGGGACAAACATGGGAATGCAACTAGCAAGTCAATTAGCACTAACAAAAGCTCAAAAAGAAAACATAGAAGCAAACACAGAAAAGACAAAAGCGGAAACAGAAAGTACAGCATTAGGTACAGACACAGGAAGAAAAGCACAAGAAGACAACTTGAAAACAATAAAAATGAACGCAGAAAAAGCAGAGGAGGAAATGTGGATAAAAGCAAACGAAAGAACAATAAGCGATCATACAATACAAGAAGAAATCAGAAAAATCAGAGAAGAAGCAATAAACAAAATATTATCAAACAAAGGAATATCTATAGAAAACAGAAAAAAAGAAGCAGAAGTAGCAATAAGAGAATTCGAGGCAAACATGGCAAAAAGCGGAATATCGCCAAACGCACCTTGGTACGTAAAAATGATGACAGACCTAGCAGACAAACACGGATTAAACATACTAAAATAAAAATGTGCCTATATTCAAGATTAATAAAAAACGCAAAATATACAGCAAACAAAAAAAATGGCGGGGTAATACCTGCCATNATCTTGATAATAGGGTATTAGCAGTACCAATAGGATGCGGAAACTGCATAGAATGCAAAAAACAAAAAGCAAGAGAATGGCAAGTAAGATTATTAGAAGACGTAAGACACAACACAAATGGAAAATTCATAACATTAACATTCAGTAATAAAAGTATAAAGGAGCTAAACGACGTAATAACAAAAAAACTAGGATACAGCCTAAAAGGATACGAACTAGACAACGAAATAGCGACACTAGCAACAAGAAGATTCTTAGAAAGATGGAGAAAAGAAAATAAAAAAAGCCTAAGGCACTGGCTAGTAACAGAACTAGGTCACAACGGAACAGAAAACATACATATGCACGGAATAATATGGACAGACAAAACAGAGAATGAAATAGCAAATAAATGGAAATACGGATTCGTATGGACAGGAGAAAGAAACGTAACAACAGGAAAAACAACAAACTACGTAAACGAAAAAACAGTAAACTATATAACAAAATATGTAAGTAAAATGGACTTCGACCATAAAGAATACAAACCTATAATACTAACAAGCGCAGGAATAGGAAGAGGATATATGGATAGAACAGATTGGAAAAAAAACACGTATAAAAAAGGAGAAACAAAAGAAACTTATACAACAAAAACAGGGCATCAAATAATAATGCCAATATATTGGAGAAATAAAATATATACGGATGAAGAAAGAGAAAATTTATGGATAGAAAAGCTAGATAAAAAAGTAAGGTGGATACTAGGGCAAAAAATAGATATAAGCGAAAACGAAGAGGAATACTACAAAACACTAAAAGAAGCAAGAGAAAAAAACAAAAGACTAGGATACGGAACAAGTACGATAGATTGGAGCAGAAAAAAATATGAAGAAGAAAGAAGAACGATGCTAACACAGAGACGCATAGAAAATGCTCCGCAGGTCGGGGAGCGCCCCCCGATGGGCGGAGAGCAGTTAATCCAACCGTCAAAAAACTGGGATTAAAAAAAAAATGAAAAAAAATTTGCAGCAATAAAAAAAATATGTATATTTGAATATGGAAAAACAACAAGAAAAAAACGCAGAGAGCAAGGCTCAAAACGTATTCGAAAAAGCAGGAACAGCGTACGATGTAAAAAGATTCAACGGGGCAGTATCGGGGATACTAGAAACGAATCTACTAAAAGAAGAAGATAAAAGAACGTTAAAAAAATTATTAAACGAAGTAAAACAAAACTACCTAGATCAATAAATGGAAGCAACAGTATTAGGGATAATAGGAATAGTAGGAATAACAATAATACTATACACATTAATAAATACAAGAAAAGATTAAATGACAGAACTAGCGTCATTAGTAACAGGAATAGTACTAATAATAATAACAGTAGGAATACTACTAGAAGTATACAACAAATTAGATTAAACAAAAAAAATGATAAGAGATGGTTAACGTAGGAAAATGGTACACTTTCAAAGAGTACTACAATGAAGAAGGAATACAAATAACAGAAAAAGAAGCAAAAAAAAATTACATAATAACAAATAAAAAAATAATAACGAAAATAAATGGAAACACAGGAACTAAAACAATCTGGAACGAATGTAGAAGAGACAAACAACTCTCAATATGGTGACATGTCAAAAAACACAAAAAAATACGAAAGAAAAGCATTAGAAGGAACACCATTCGTAATACATTACGCAGAGACGCACGGCTGGGCGGCAGGAATCGCAGAACACAAACTAACAGGATGGTATGAAACAGAAAAGGAATTACTAAAAGCACTAAAAGGAACAGACAGAAACGGGATAAATTGGGATATGATGACAGGAGTAATCTTAATCCTATTAGAAAAAACATTAGAAAAAAAAGAACTAGAAAAAAAATTAAACGAACAAAACGGATAAAATGAAAGTAAACTTAGGCGGAGACAGAATAGGAAGTGGCTCAAAAATGAACGTAGACCTAAAAGGATACGAAAGAAGCACACACAACCTAAACACAGATATAGCAACAACAATGGCAATAGGTACACTATTGCCTATTCACCATAGTGTAATACTAGCAGGAGACACAAGAGAAATAGACATAGATGCGCTATTACTAACACACCCAACAGAAGGACCACTATTCGGAAGCTTCAAACTACAAGTAGACGTATTCAAGGCAGACATGAGGCTATATATAGCAAAATTACACATGAACTTGCTTGAAACAGGGTTACAAATGAGCGACATAAAAATACCACAAATAACAATACAAGCAAATAACATAAACTGGGCTAAAAATCCAAACAATCAACAAATAAATCCAAGCAGCATATTTAAATACCTACACATAAGCGGAGTAGGTTACAATCCAACAGGAGCGGAATATGTCGAAAGAAAATTCAACGCAATACCGTGGCTAATGTATTGGGACATAGTAAAAAACTACTACGCAAACAAACAAGAAAGAAAAGGAGCAGTTATACACTCAAAACCAATAAACAAAAATATAGAAACAGTAAACGGAACGATAAACGGAGAATCAACAACAATAGAAGAAAATACAGGAAACGCAAACTTCACAATAAGCAGAAGTGCGTCAATGATATTTTACTATCCCGTAGGAAATGATAAACCAAATTGGAACGAAATAAAATTAAACTTCACCAATGGAGAAACAAGAACAGTAAGCGAAGTATTCACACAACAAGCCATAGTAGCTTCACCAGCATTATTAGTGTCAAACTCAAAAAGAGAATATTCAGCATGGAAGGTAGCAAATTGGGGATACATAGAAGAATCAGGAATAAGACCACCTAGCATAGTAACATTTCCACTATCAAATCTAGACGATATAAAAATGGACATACTAGCAGCAGTAAAAAGCACAAGCGCATTCGAAATAAACGCAACAACACAAGCACCATTCGGAATAGCATTAACAGCATACCACGTACAAAATAGAACAATATGGTCTAAACTATCAAGCCAAGAAGGATTAGCTCTAAAAACATACCAAAGCGACTTATTTAACAATTGGCTAAACACAGAATACATAGACGGTGCAAATGGGGTAAACGCAAGAACAGCAATTCAAACAGACGAAGACGGAAAATTCACAATAGATAATTTCCTAATAAAACAAAAAATGTACGACCACTTAAACAGGATATCATTAGCAGGAGGAACTGTAGATGATATGATGCAAGTGACATACGACGTAAAAAACAAAACAAGGTCAGAAATACCAACATTCGAAGGCGGACTAAGTAAAGAATTAACATTCGAACAAGTAATATCAAACTCTTCAACATCAGACCAACCGCTAGGAACAATAGCAGGAAGAGGAGTAACAAGAGGTCACAACGGAGGAAAAATAAGAATAACTAACGACGACACTCAACATGGCTACTACATGGTAATAGCAAGCTTAACACCAAGACTAAAATACACACAAGGGAACAGCTGGCACACAAACCTCAAAACATATGACGACCTATTTAAACCCGCATTCAATCAAATAGGATTCCAAAACCTAATAACAGACCAAATGGCAAGCTGGGATACGATGTCACAAGGAAGCGGAGGACTACAATTCAAAAGCGCAGGAAAACAACCCGCATGGATAAACTATCAAACAGAAATAGACAGAGCATTCGGAAACTTTGCAGAACAAGACGCAGAAGGCTGGATGATATTAGATAGGAACTACGATTGGGACGAGGAAACAAAAACAATAAAAGACCTTACAACATACATAGACCCGGAAAAATACAACGGAGTATTTGCATATAGAGCATTAGACGCTCAAAATATATGGGCGCAATTCAAAATAGAAGATAAAGCAATTAGAAAAATGTCAGCAAACCAAATACCAAGAGTAAACTAAAAAAAAATGTACAAAAAACAAACACAAATACGTACGTCGATAGAAGCTAACGACAGCGTAGAAGGAGAACCAATAGAACATACAATAGAAAGACTCCTAAATAACGGAGACGAAATAATAGAAGGAAAAGAACTACTCTTTACAAGAGCAGAAGATGGAGTAATACCAGCATTCAATATAAGACACGACCATTGGGATGACGCGTATCAACAAACAACATTAATGGCAGAAAAAAGAATAGAACTAGATCAAGCACAGCTATCAAAAAGAAAACAATTATTAAAACAAAAGGAAGAAGAGGACAAATACCTAAGAGACCAAGCAAATAAAGCAATTAAACCACAAGAAAATAACAACCCATCAGGGGAATAGTGCGACAAGCAAAAAACTACTGATTAACAGAGAATTAAACAAGCGGTACGCACGTATACTATATTATCAAGTATATAGTACCGCTTTTTTTGTAAAACAAAAAAAAGGGGAGAAAAAAAATGACTAACGAAGAATTAAACCAAGAATTAACAGCAATAGAAAAACTCTCAAAAAAAGAACTACTAGAAAAAAAAGGAGGTCTAGAATATGCACTAGAAGTAGTAAACGAGGGAAAATTAAAAATAGAAAAAATGCTAAAAAAAACTAATGAAACATTAAAATCAAAATAAAATGGGAACATGGAAAGAGTTCGGAAT